AGATTCCAAGCAAGTCATCGCGATCCGCGTCTCCGATTTCCGGATTCGTCAGCTCGTAAGTGAGAGTCTTGAAAATGTCGGACGGATAGGCTCGAAGGCCAAGATAGAAGTTTGCCTGCGTTGTGGCGTCTGCTGAGTTGTGGAGCGTGGTCGTCACGATGTAGCCCTGCTGGCCGTAAGTCGCAATCGATGTCGCATCATTAGCTGAGACTTCTGACGATGATGTGGCGTCGTATTTGATAGTTACAGAATTTCGAAGATCGCCAGTACGTCGAGCAATCGAGATTCCATTGGATAGCGCGTCATTGGCCGATAAATCTGTGTATCCATTAGCTGCGAGATATTGGCTGCGATGCGTGCTGTCCGCATAACAGATTCTGCCTTGCCCATCCTCATACAAATAGCCAAGTCCGGATTGAGCCAGACCTGTGACGATTGTGAGCACCGTGGCACGTGACGATGATCGAGCTGCCAGCTCGTAGTCGCCGGGCTGATCTATCTCACCGAGTCCAGAATTTTCAGCATCGAGCCATTGAGTCGTCGGATTGTAAGTCGCCCATGTGAGAGCCGGCGGCACTTCGCTCCACGTGTTAAACAGAAGCGGCTCAAGGATGTCGTAGATTTGATTTCCATCGTAATCCTTGGACAGAACTCCATCGACCAGAATCTTGGCTAACTTGGCCAATGCTCCCATTGCGATGATTTTGATGGATTGCGTAATCATCACTGATCCGGCACTGCGGACTGTCTGTGAAATGTCTGTGACGTATCCGCCGAAGATTGGTACGAATGTTCCTGTGGAGTCTTTAACTTGGATGGCAATCTGGTCATTGAGATCAGCAGCAATGGTTGTATTTTCATCCAGATTAATGATTTCGACAGAGCAATAGCCGGCGGCTGGTTGGACGTAAAAGTCGGTACGGCCGGATGTAATCGAAAGATTACTTAAAGTTATATTTGTATAGTCGATGTCGCCAATCGTGACCGACCAGACCGGAGACCAGTTGCTCATCGGTCGTATGCGCCCACTGTGGAGCTGATACCGCCGCGAGCCAGTGAGTCTTGGAATACTTGCTCCACGGCGCGCGCTGCGCCTTCAGGATCGCCTACAACGCCCATATTGATGGTCACCATGGTCGCAGCCTCGCCACGACGGAATGATCCGACATCGAACGTACCGGCCGCTTCTGTAGCTGTCAGAGCGTTGGCTTGATTTTCTAAGATTCTGAATTCCTTGGTGAGTGCATCGAGCTGTTTAAGCCCTGCGCTTTTGCTAATGCCGCCGGTATCGACCAAGAATTGAAGATCCGAGAATTTACCGGTGATGTCAGTAAGACGATCGACTAGATTCTTTGCGCTGGTCGCTCCAGTTGGACTAAGGATGCTTCCGCCACCGCCGCCTGCGCCTGTTAGACCACCACCAGCACTAAATCCGCCGCCCATACTTCCACCACCAGAGCCGCCAGATGATCCGCCAAGGTATGTGCCGGATTGGATTGGATTTGAACCGCCACCGCCGCCGGTATCGCCACCGTCACGATTGGCCAGAGCATTTGCCCCAGCTAGTACGGCCGCACCAATAGCGACCGCTGCGACGCCTAAGAGCGGATTGAGAGCAAAGGCTGAAGCTACGCCAGCCACGATTGCGCTGGCCTTGAGAGCGTTGTACACGGCGATGAGACTCTTCACCGCTGCGATGGTTGCAGTAACTCCAGCGGCTATTTTTGAGACCACGAAGACCGTGGCGATGACTCCACCGAGAAGGATGAGTTCTTCTTTAAACGCCACGATTGTATTAATCAGCCCTCTGATGCGCTCGCCCCATTCAAAGGCGGCTTTAGCCGACTGATCGATGCCATCCACGAATCCGTCTTGGCCAGTGAGTCCAGCGACAAATAGATTGATATTCGGCACGACAACGTTGAGCAAATATGTCGCAAGCTTTTCGACCACCGGAAGCAGTGCCGCTCCAATAGATTCCTGAGCTTCATCGACTGCTATCTTGACGCGCTCGAACTTCTTGGCTGTTGTCTCAGCTTCATTTTCTGCAAAGTTTCCAAAAGTTCTGGTGAGTTGCTCCATGATCGCATTGGTGTCTTTTGACTTGAGCAGATTGGCATCGAGTCCAAGACCTAGGCGACCAAGAGAAGCCGCATTCCCGTCATAAGCCTTTCCAAGCGCATTCGCCACAGTTTCCAGCGGCTTACCGGTTGCCGCACTTATGTCAAGCGATAGATTGAGCAGCTTCTGAGCTTCTTCGACATCATTTGTACTTCTGGCCAGTCGAGAGAAAGCCGGACGAAGCTGATCATCGGTGACGCCGATTGCGAGCGAAGTCTTGTCTATCCACGCACCGACTGACGCAATCTGGGCATCGGTGGCAGACGTTGAAGCTTTAAGAGTCTCTGTGAGCTTGCGCTGTGCGGCTTCATCATCGAGTGCGTTCTTGATGGCCTTGGTGGCATACGCACCAGCGGCTGCGCCGGCTGCCGCAAATGCTAAAGCTGCTTTCTTTCCAAAGTCTGTTACACGATCGCTGAAGCTAGAGACTTCAGTCGTCGCGCTTTTAACTCCCTTTTTTAATTCGTCCAGATCCGCATCGAAGGTAATCTTGACCTTTGGTACTCCGGCCATTAGTTAAGACCCACTTTCTTCACGACGTCTTTGATGAGTTGAATGTACTCAGCAGCGACGATTGGTGCGTAATAATCAGTTGCCGGATTGATCCAATAGCCGCTTTTTTTCAATGGAGCTTTAAATCGGTTTGTGTATCTGCGATTAAGTGAATCGACGCCCACGTGTGAGCCATACTCAGTTCCCCAGAGAAGTGCTCCGGCTGGAGCTTGTTGCTGGCGGACTTTCTTGCCCTTGCCGCTTTTGGAAGTCTCGCCGCCGTACTTGCGACCGACTTTCTTTGATCCGCCAATATCTACACGAATGAGACGATCGCGTGGAGTCGTAATGGACTGAGCCACAAGCTTCGTCTGTGGAGCTGGAGCACTTTGGCTGAACATAAAGAGCTGACCGGCAAATCGCTTCGATAGCCCTTGAGCCGAAGTCCGGATTTCATTTTGAGAATCTTTAGGAAGTGCGCTGAGTAAAGAAAAGAGCTGCTTGAGCTGTAAAGGCTCGATCTCGATGGCAAATTTACCTTGACCGGCTTTGCCTTCAATCAGTGCCATTTCTTTTCTCCAGAATCTCGATTGCTGTGTACACGTCTTCAGCTGTCTCGAACTCACTCCGAGACTGGCCTGTCGCGATGGCCAGCTCCCAGAGGAGTCGATTCACACTTCCGACGTCGTAGCTTTTGGGCTTGAATCTCCGACTGTTATGTCAGAGACACCTTCAGCCCAAGCTTCGAACGGCTTCACCGGCTTACCAGCAGCCTCGCGCTTCATGGTGTGATATGCCAGAAAGAGAAGATCTGCGACGCCGATCTTGTCCTGCGCTTGGCTGATGGTGTGACCGCTGCTGCGCTCCCACTTCATCCATTCCGGAGGAGATACAACAAATATTGCTTCTTCACCGGTTGAATATTGGATTGTTATTGGTAGTTTCATGCTCCCGACTCCTTCTTATGAGAATGTCTCGGTAGGTGTACCGACGACAGTGAATGATAGCGAGACAGTCTGCGCGCTTGGTGCAGCACCGCCGACGCTTGGAAATACTGGCAGAACGTTAAATGCGAAGACCGCTCCGGTCGCCGCTGTTAATGATGCCGCCAAAGTTGTATTAGGTGCAGACTCACATGCAGTCCAGAGAGCTTCGCAGAGTGATCCTGCTGCGCCCCAGTCTGCAAGCATTTCCACATCGAAAGTCCATTGATCATCTATGTGACGGTAGGCCTTTCCATCGAGTGTCTGATAAGTGTCGATGGTTGGAGAATTGCTGAGAGTTGCTGATGTAGCTTGTGCGTCGTAGCTTGTGGTCGCGATCGTCAGAATCAGATCGCGTCCGGTGATGACGGTCGTGGCCATGTTTGGTGCTCCTTAGTTTGTCTGTGTGTATCGAGTAGTTACTTCGATTTCGGCCGCCAAGATTTCAGATCCGGAAGCTAATTGCATCGGAAGTGGATTCGAGATATTGCCGATTTCGTATCCAGCCGGCAAAGCGGCCAGAATGCTGATGATGAGTTGTTCGATGTTGTCGAGCGAAGCCGCGTTTGAGTAAGAAGTCACGCCGACGGCAATGACAAGATTCACCTTTGTCCGGACGGTGTTCTTTGTAAAGACTTCAATTTCAAGATACGGATTGGCTGGCATAACTGCCGCAAATGGCACGATGGGAGTCTCTGGGATTGAGTCATAGACGTTCGCTGTGATAGCCGCAAGCTGAGTCTTTAAAAGTCCACGTACATCGACGGCTATTGAACTGGCTGTCATTGGACAATCGTCTCGACGTCAAGATACGGCTGAAGCAGCGAAGACACTCTGTTCATAAGGCTGCGACCCATTCTGTATGGCGTGCCGCTAAAGTCCACGCCCTCAATCTGTCCACCGGCTGCTGTGCGGCTTTGGAAGATTTCGATGGATACGGCGTACATCGCGCTTTCAATAGCCGGAGTCGATGCGTACAAAGTGGCTGCTGAGTATCCGGACAAAGTAGCTGTGCCGTTAGGAATGATTGGACGGACGGTGACGTCTGAGCTTGTAAGAGCTGCTGTGAAATGAAAATCTGCAACTGAGACGACTGTGTGAGTCGCTGAAAATGGTGCTGGAAGTCCGGCAACAATCACGGATTGGCCAGCGACAAAGTTGTGTGCGCGTGATGTGTAGAAGTAAGCAACATTGGCGTCGAGCTTGTAATAGTCCACGGCGACTTGATTCTGTGTAAGAAGCGGCAGGATTACATTTTCTGCCGAATCAATTATCTGGTCAAGATAGGAATCAGAGTACAGAGATGAACTCACGCCAAGAACGGATCTGAGCTGCGTGGCTGTGATAATTGCTGGCATGAGTTCATCCCTTTCTACTGCTCGGCCGCCTTCGGGAGCGACGACGGCCGATGATTGATTATGGCGATTAAGCCTTGTTGTTCTTGAATGCGCCTGCCGCAATCTTTGTGGCAATTGCTCCGAAGGAATACACGCCGACAGTGATTGAACCGTCTGCTGTTGATTCAGCGCGTAGCTGATAGTTTGTTCCTTCGTACCATGTGTACGCATCTGGATTCACGATGAGCAGTGTGCCATCGCCATCTCCGGCGTTTGTTGGATCGACGTACAGATTCAATCCGGCGACATTTCCAAGAAGGCTGGTAGGCAAGACTGCACCGCCGGCATTCATAGGATTTGTAGCTGTGTAGATTGGACGGCCGTTATCGTTTAAGCCCATGATGTTTGACCATTGTCCGGTCGATACGATCATGTTGCGAGCGAATGGATTTGGAAGGCCTGCTGTTGCTGCGTACACAGAAGCCGCACCGCGAGATGTGATTCCTAGGAGTTCTGCAGCTGTTGGATATGTTGAGACTGTTGTGCCATCGAGAGTTGCGCCAGCGATAAGTGCTGCGTTCACTGTTGCGTTTTGTTGCTTCGCCATGGCTGCGACCATATTGCGAAGAAGCTCATCATAAAATTGTGGCGATGTTCTTGTCAGAAGTTCTACTGAGAATTTCTGCTGACCGGCGAACTTCTGGACACTCACTGAAATGAATGCAGAGTTTTGATCGGTATCTGTGAACGCTGCATCTTCTGCGACCACGCCGACCGCTGGTGCTTGTGTGATTTTTGGAATCTCGAAAGTCATGCCAGCATCTGGAAGCGTTCCTCGGGAAATCGCATCTATGCTAGGCCTGATTGTTGTTGATAATCCGTTTACAACTTCTGCAAGCTGGCGTGTAGGCACCAGACCTGCATTGTCAGTTGTATTATCAGCAGCTAATACGTATTGACGAGCATCTTCGTCTCCCATTGATGCTTTGATTTTGTTCTCAAGATAGCGTGATGAGCTGATCTCGATGCGTGGCTTTGAGTATGCGACTGGCTTGCTTGTCGCTGTTACTGACTGAGCGGCTTCTACCGTCTCCACGGCTGAAGCGTCTGTGACGGTGTTTTCCACTTCGTCTCCTTCTGTTGGTGTTGCTTCTGATTCCACGGTGGAGTCAGAATCTTCTGTAGCTTCTTCTTCGCTTTCTGCCGCTGCGACGCGTTCAACGCGAGCTGAGCGGACTGCCGGTTCAGTGACCAAAGCGACGCCGGTCAGTTCACCAGCCAAGACGCGCATTGTGCCGTCTTTTTCCATGACGTAATCATCGACTGCTAATTCAATCGAGAAGCCGTCACGTAATCCGTCCATTGCTTCCGCAATAGCGTCAGAGCCGGCTGTCGTATTTGAAATCTTGAAGCTCGCGTCGATTGAATTCTCATTGAGAGTCATGTCGAGAGTCTTGCCGATTGGTCGAGTGCGATCGTGCTCAAGATTGAGTTTGACCGGTGATGGCTTGATTGATCCCTTAGCAAAGACGACCTTGCCAGTCGATGCATTGGCTGGTTCTTCAAATGCGACGATACGACCGCTGATGGTTCGAGACTCTGAATCCGCAGCAGTGATTGTCATCGGTGTTGTTAGCTTCATAGCAGCATGTCTTCTTCCTCGCGTATTTCTTCGACACTCATTGCGCCGATTCTGTTGAGTATTTCGTACACTTGCGCGCGCTCATGTGGATTGCCACGCAAGAAGTCGTCTAAGTCAAATCTGACTTCGCTGCCTAAACTGGTAAAATCTTGGAAGCTCAATCTTTGCTCGATGATTGACATGTAATTTCTGAAAGCGAAGTCCACGAGATCGCGCCTTTTATCCAGCGCGTTGGAGTACGTAAAGCTTGATTGCTGTGAGTCAGTGAAATACGCAGGGATTCCGCAAGCGCGAGAAAGTTCCAGCGATACGTAATTCCGGCCTTCGTTGAGCTGGATTGATTTAGGATCGAAACCTAAAGTTTCCATTGAGACATCAGCATTGAGATACACGACTGACTTCTTGCGACGTGCTCCAAATGCTGCGAGAAGTTTTGCGATGCGATCTGCTGGAAGCGATGTACCAGTGGATTTCAAGATCATTTGTGGAATTGGATCGACGGCAAAATCCATCGCCGCTTTTTCGAGTGCCGCCGCTGCGCGAATAGTGCGACCTGCTCTTGAAAGCAGACCTTCATCATTTCCGGCGAAGACGACCAAATCATTTGGATCGACGTACTGGCCATCGATGGAATAGAAGTTCACTTCGTATCCCATGCCGTTTGTCGTAATAGTTACGCGCTCAGGTGCGATTCTTTCCATTGCGCGGATTTTTCCTGTGTCTGCATAACGCTCCATAACGCGTGCGAATGCGTATGGATGAAAGAACAAA